CCAACAAAAATAACGCCCCATTGCTTAGTAGCATAACCAAGAGAAATCGCATCTGTGCCAGCACCATTTGGCGCATATTCGCAACCAAGCTCTGTGTAAAAACCGTGGATAGTATTACCAGCGCCGGACGGCTCAAACACAATATTTGCGCCAAAGTTGATTTCCGAAACTACGCCAAAAATATGAGTAGAACGATGTGGACCAAAGTACACACCACACCCATCCTTGCATAGAACTGGGTCGCTTTCACGGAATGTTGCTGCAGATCCATTTGCAAAAGCATGTAAATCGTAAATATAAAGTGCATTGACCTTATCTTGCGCTGTCCAGCCAAACCGTTCGTCGGCGGCTCCTAATTCAAAACCTCTGCCCGGGTTCCTAGAGCAGCGTATTGAACGTATTGAGCCGGAATAAGTGCCGTTAATTGAAACGCCTGCAATGGTGGCACCGCGAGCACTGATTTTATCAAGTTGAAGATTCTGCACCCTGGCTGTGAATAAGCCATAACCAGCCTTCTCATTAGCATCAAGTGTGATGTTCTCCAGTATTAAAGACCAGATTGTTGTATCAAAAGAAGCAATGGGTTCCGTGCCAATCGTCGCAGAAGAAGCTGCAATAACAGCTTTGGTTGACGATACAGCACCATCGTACTTGATAATGGCTTCTTGTTGGCCATCCCACGTTGGTCCACCTACTTGCTGGAGGTATGGGTATGTAGAAGAGCCAACACCGCCAATAAACCCACTATTTCGATTAACAGTTGGATTTACCGAAAGCTGAGCCGTTGTTCGGTACAAACCTGGTGGCATAAACACAAGTTTGTTTGAATTTAAAGCCGCCTGGAGAGCTGCTGTATCATCAGCAACTCCGTCACCAACGGCTCCGAAGTCCTTGACGCTCACCACATCTTGCAGCTTTGATTCAACGGTGCGCTGCACAGCACCAGGACCGGGCTGGGTGAAACCTCCACCCAGGTCAGCTAAGTCACGTGTTTTAGTCATAATGCTGCAATAATAAATGCGAGAAGTTCTTCATAGCGGATGCTATATACATCACCAGCTTCAATAGCCACTGATCCGTCATCAGCAAGCTCTTGATCCCAGTGGTCGTAGCAGACAATACCGTAATCAAAAGGATCTAATCCTTCAGACTCAAATGCTGCGATGACTTCCTGTACAATTACACCAATGTGGAATCGGGCGTCGCCACCTTTGGCTGCCACAGCATGTTTAAACTTAAATGCCTTAACGAGACCTTTGACTTTTACAGCAACTCGGCGCTCAGCATCAGACAACTCTCTGATCTGTTCCTTTAGTCTTTCGTCGGATGTGTTGATGGTCCCATTAACAGCAAAAACTTCGCTCCACCTTGCAGCACTAATGCCAAGAGAGGCGGTGTTATTAGAGATGGGGCGTATGGCGTTTAAAGACCTTTGTGTACCATCGAACCCAAACCTTTGTAACTGTGTGGTTCCATCGTAAATGGCTAAAGACGTACCAGGGTCAAGATAAACCCCAGATCCACCAGCAAATGCGTAAAAACCTTCGGAAGTTGCTGATACAAAAGGTTGGGTAGACGCAGCGACAGCTGCGAGGGTCAGGTTGATAGGATCTGCAACTTGCGAACTTCCTATATTAGAAACTGCAACGCCATTAGCGCCACTGTTGACTGAAATCGCGGGGTTGAAATCTGTACCAGACGAGTGCCTACACTCTGCACCATTAACAATGGTGTTAGTGGCTGTGGCTGTAATTTCAACAGCAGGATCAGCAGGACGGATGTACCTGTTATTCAGAAGCTGATTGCTTCTGCCGCCAACATATATACCTTTAACAAGTGCAGCAGTTGTCGTACCATCACTGGGCAAAGTGCCTTGAGTAGTAGAATTGCCACCAGCTTGTCCATTAGGCGAACTTACTGCTGATCCAACAATAGTTGCGTTATCTGTATATAGCTTGACCACATAATCAGCATGAGAGCTGAGTGCAGTATTACCTCCACAGAAGAAAAACTCGCAATTCAGTAAATACAACCTGTAAGCAGATAATCCTGTCCCAGATTCATTATTCGGGTCACCTGCGAACAAGGCGCAACAATCAACCCTAGCTGCTCGGCAGTTATCAAAAGTAATAATGCCACACTCGTTATAACCAGAAGATGAGTCAAGAGCGCCATCGTCAACATAGTAGGCGTGGCCTTTACAGTATTCAACTGTAACTTGAGTCAGCTTGGTGTTGGGACACTCGTGTGACAAATAAATGCCAATGCCAGGCTCTCTGTAAATAAGTACTCTTTCGATTGATGAGGTAACTCCATCTCGGATGTAAAGTGCACCTTTGGTGCCATCAACTGAGCCAGAAGTCGCCCATCGATTATCTGAGCCATAAATCTCTAGCTCTCTAAGCGTGAAACAGGCTTGGTTGCAGGTTATAACCCAACCAGTCGTAAAGTCTGCAACAAGCCGTGTACCAGGATTAGCCGATGTTGAAAGTGATCGTCCAAATCCAGCGCCTTCAATAATTATACCGTCATCTGGAATAGTTAATCCAGAAGTAAGTCGGTATGTGCCGTCAGGGATGTAGACAGTAGCACTGCCGCCACTAGCAGCATCAATCGCAGCCTGGATCGCAGCGGTATCATCCGCCACGCCATCTCCAACAGCACCAAAGTCCTTAACGGAGACAACATCCTTCAGCTTATCAGCAACAGTCCTAGCAACAGCACCAGTACCAGCTTGAGTGAAGTCCAGGGATCCTGCATCTACATCAGGTCCCAGCTTCGCCTCGGTCACAGCCCCATCAATAATGGCCGCCGTGTTGACGGAATTTTGGTCCACCGACACGGGAGCATAGTTGTAGGCCGTGACATCCACCACATCACCCGCTAGGAGGGGCTGAGTGAAGGTGATGAGCGTTGAGCTATCACAGGTATAGTCAACGTTGCGGGTCATGGTGGCTCCATTGAGGAACACCAGTTCGTTCCCAGGGGTCACAGAGAAGGAGGGCACGCCACCGACACCACTGCTCAGGGTAGTTTCGCCTGCAGAGGCAGTGTATGTGAACCTCTCCACAGCGGCACCAGAGAAGTCAGGTGCAGCTGCCACCAGGCGGGCGTCCACATAATCCTTGGTAACAGCATCACCTCCAGAGGTAGGGGCACCGAGATTGATAACTCGGTTCCCGTCCATGTTTAGGTTACCACTCATAGGAGTGCTACCGTTCACCCTGAGGGAGTCGTCAAGCCGCTCTTGGGCTACAAAGAGTGTTTGTTCAAAGTTAGTGTTAAGGTCCTGAGCACGGATCACGGAGCCAGGGAAAAACTGGGCCTTGACTTCCGAAAGGTCGGTCTCACGATAGATGCGGATCTTGACCCCCTGAGCGGGGGCCGTATCTACTTCCACTGTGGTCGCGTTGGCCAGGCTGTACGTAGTGATGTCCGCTCCGTCCAGGGACACTTTGACGTCGTCGGTCTCAATATAGGGGAATGTAAAACTGAAGAGGGTCGTAGACCCATCCCCAGTGTAGATGTTTTCAATTGTGGCAGTCATTAGTTTTAGTTACCGTAGTCGATAATGTCCTGTAATCCGTTGGGGGTACGAGCAAAGCGGGCATTAGCACCAGCCTGTTCGATCTCAGCGTCAAGTTCAGGGTCTTCCTGCCTCAGTAAGCGTAAGGCTTGGTCTCTAGCAGCCCTAACCTCCTGAGTAACCAGCCTATAGAAGTACTGATTCTCCTTGGTGACACGGCTACCAGCGTTGAGTTCAGCTTTATACTGCTCAACGGACTCATCAAACTTAGGATGAAGCATCAACCGCTTCAGGTTCTTATAGAGATTGGTCTCACTCATCAGCTGTTGGATACGTGTGATCTGTTCAGCTGTTAATTTGACCCCACCAACCTCCTTAACGATGTCTGAGGAGTTAAACTCAATGTCCATCAGCTTGTCCCGTACGGGATCCTGGGTTCGTTGAACGACACGCATGGGCAGTAAGGCATTGATACCACCAGATGGTGCGTCAATTGTCTGTCCATCGAGGTAGTCATAGGACACAGAGCCAGGGCGGGCAAGGCCAGCCGAAGCTGAGTTAATTAGACGATCAAACTCGTTGTTGAACTCCTGCATGTAGGGCATCAGACCATTAGAGATAGCCCGACGAAGGCCAGATGCAGGAAGGAAGTTGTTGGCGACCTCAAGAGGAATTATACCAATACGCTCAAGGGAGCGGGTTGACCTGGGGTTAAGCAGGTTACCAAGAGGAGCAAGTCCCTGAAGGAAGCTACGGTCAGTCAGGTTGGTTGAGATGGCGTACATCATATAACCTGAAAGGTATTTAGCCCTGTCTTCCTCGAGTTTACCACTCTTGAAGGCGTAGTGGATGTCTGCAACAGCACTAAGGATCTGCCCAAAAGGCTCGAGCCTGTCCATAGACAGGAAGTTGCCATCAGGGAGCCTGATAGAGCGAGGTTGATTTGTCTTCAACCACTCTTTACGCTGACGTGGGTCAGACGGTCCGTTACCAGTGATGCGACCCTCATGGGCAGCAAGACCTCCCAGCAGCATGACCATCGATCCAAAGGCCAAACGACCCTTCATGATAGCCTTCTGATAGGGATCAGCAGTAGGATCCAGTAGAACATCCCTAGACTCCTTCAATGCTAAGTTGAGTACAGGTACGTGAGTACCCGTGTAGACCATGATGTTGTGTCCAGTCTTCACAAAGGGGAAGAAGATACGTAGGGCAGGGGCATTGTCAATGAATGTGGCGAATGAACCCACAGCACCTTTTAGTTCAGTCTGGAATGTGACTTCCTTAGCAGCTGTAAGGAGCTCTTCGTTGAGGACGTTACCAGAGCTGGTGAAGTTGCGACTATATTCGGACTTCAGCAGGCTCTCAAAGGTCTCCTGCAGGTTATTAGCTCCTAAGCTGGACTGATCGATTGCCTTCTCCATCATCTTACGGTTAAACTCCATACGAGTCACCATAGTCTTGAAGAACTCATCTGAAGTTGTCAGGAGTCTTGAGGGAAGAGACAGTAAGGGGTTGTCTGCCAGGCCAGCCAGCATGTTCACAAACCCAACACCAAACTTCTCAGCTTGAGTACCAGAGTCAGCAATGTCTGCAGTGATCTCAGCAAGCTCACGAGTGAATTGGGACTCTTGAACCATCTTGGATCCAGAAGTCACGGGCTCATTGAGCTTAAACGACTGCCCAGCTAGCTCTGCTGCATCACCAATGGTCGTGAGGAAGTTGTGGTAGGAGGCTAAGGCTGCCTTCTGAGTCCTCTTGTCACCACCAGCAAGGGCAGTGAGAGGCCGATAAACCGTATTGAAAGCGTTCGATAGGGTGTTGACCAAGTGGGTTGTTGGGCTGGACAGCATCGAGTTGTACATGATGCTGAAGGCCTTACCAATGGCGATCTTCTTGAGGCCTACAGAAGTTCCCACGATCTTAGCTGGGTTACCCTTAAACAGTTCGAGCTGCTTAGCCACACGAAGGGCCTCAGTACGAGCTTTAGGGTCGCCAGACTCAATACCCTTGACCATTTCATCCAGCAACTCATCAGTCTTCTGGATGTTCTGAGCCAACTCATCCACCGTACGGACGGGAGGAAGGTCTTTTAGGTCTAAACCAAGCTCAGGAACCTCAATTTTATATGTAGAGAGGTACTTACTATAGGCATTGGCACTAGTTTTATGGATTCTGAGCAAAGCCTTGAGCTGATCCGCCATATTCTTGAGCTGGTTGGTAGCATCAAGACCCTGCTGGGACATGGTGTTAGCCTTGAAGGCTGAATCACCAATGGCATTAGCCGTCTCAGTCATCAGAGTGCGGACCTGAACGATGCCTGCACGGGACAGGAGTACGTCATCGCCCACCTGTTGAGTCAGGATCTTCGAGAAGTCGATGTCACCTGTAGCTCCGAGGGCATCTTGAATGGCTAAACCAGCCTGACGAGTCACATCATCCACAGTCATGTTGGCCTGCCTGGCGAGCTGATCCACACTGATGGGTGTGTCCCTCACAAAGTTACGTAGGACCGTCTCACCAGCCTCAGAGGTGGCTTGAGAGAGGATGTGCAGCTGAGCATCAGTAACAGAGCGCTGTGCAGGAGCACCATCAATGAAGGGGGTGTTGTCTGCGATCAGCTGTTGGACTGCTGCCCTCTCTACGGGGACGGTCTGGACCTCAGTAGGGGTGCTGAAGGGGGACCGAGTGTTGTTGAACTTGGTGTTGAGAAGACGGTCCTTACCACCAGTGGGGATGTAGTTAAAGCCCTCTACATCAAACACACCCTCTTGATCAAACAGGTGGCCCAGGAAGCGTGCCTCATTGACATCAGGGACGATACGGGATAGCTCAACCACAGTCTTACCTGTGATCTCAGACTTCCAAGCACCTAGGAACACATCCTCTCGTGAAAGGGCTGTACGGTTCTGGGAGATGAAGGTTGCAACAGCATCCTCGGAGAAGTCTTCTAGCTTGGCACCATCGATGGCCACAGCTACACCCTGAGGGGGAACCTCACCAGTGAAAGGGTTACGTGTGAACCCATCGTCAGGACCAAGCCCATCCAGGGCCTTGAAGATGGCCTCATTGAAGGTAGGTTCTACAGCACGGGTTCCCTCTGTGAAGTACTCAGGGACCACTGCAGCAGCATCGTCCCACGTAGTGGTGATGCCTTTAGCTTCGAGGTCTAGGAGATTACCATATGCCTCCAGACGCTCGGGAGTCAAGTAGCGACCACCCTCTTCTAAGGCAACAACACGAGCAGCAGGAGCGCTCATATCCAGCTCACCCTGACTGTAGCTATAAGAAGTAGCAACAGCCTCGTCATACTGCTCTTGGAAGGGCTTGTTGAGGTCGTAAGGTAAGAGGCTCTTACGGCCAGACCGGTCTTTCTTGACAATACCGACCATCAAGTCTGCGGTTTTACCAGAAGGCTTGCTCAAGCCAGCACGCTCATAGAGCTTCTGACGGATAGAGCGTTTGTCGGTGGGTACCTCCATCTTCGGGATGACACCCTCTTCAGCCAGCTTACGCATGTAGTCCATGCGGCCAGCAGAGCCAATGACACGGTCCCAATCTTCAGGGCTGGCACCCTCACGCTCGAGGAATACCTCACGGGCCTTGTCGGCGTTATCTAGCTTCCAGTTAGCCTCGATAGAGCTGGCAGACCGTGCATCACCTCTACGGGCCTGAACTCCGCTACGACCTATACCATAGCCATCCTCAGCAGCTTCAGCGGTAACAATAGCACCAGGCTTAAGCTCTTCTGCTATTTTACCAAACTCTTTGTACAGTTGGATAGCCCCAGCTCCTTCACCCAGACCACCTTCTGTAGCATCTACAAAGGGGATGTCCCAATCCACCCTGTAAGCAGGGACACCTTTTGCATCAGGGATGAAACCACTTACAACGTTTTCTGAAATAGTCCAAGTAACAGTGGAACCATTAGGCATCTGCACCTGCTTGTGTGCTAAGCCCTTCAATTCAATCTGAAGGTCGATGGGGGCTTTACTCAGGAGTGCTTCTGGATCATCCACATAATCGAGTAGCTGTAGGATCTCACCCCGTTTAGCTACTTCTAGCAGCTCACTACCTGTAAAAGTCTCTAACTCCTTAGCGGCTGCCTCGAAATCATCATCTAAGATCTTAATGAAACGCTCAATACGGGCCTCAGTATTAGCCTTACCAGTCACCCCCAGTTCGAGCTGCTCCATAGTAGAACCAGCAGGTAGGGGAGCGGGCCCCTGTTGCATCTTCTGCCACAGCCGTGCTTGGGCTGGGTCAAAGATCAGGGTCTCAGTTGCTGTGTTCCTCTCGTTCTGAGAGAACGAAGCATCATAGCGAACACCTTGGTACTTACCATCCTCAGCTAGGAGCTCCCGAAGGCGTTTCTTATCTGAGTTGGAGATGTCGAAGCCTACGTCGTCTGCGATATCTTGGGGTGTTAGCTTGCTGAGGTCAACGTCATCCCCAGTAGCTAGGTCGTAGGGTCTGTATTCGATGCCATTCTCATCCAGGAACTGAAGTAAGGGTCGATCCATGTCCCGGATGTTGAGTCCAGCAGGGTCAATACCGAGGATCTCATCGCCATAGACACTTGCGTACTTGATGTCCTCAGCAGCATAGACGCCTGAACCTAGGATATTAGTACCTTCAGATCCACCTCTGAAACCACCCTCTCGGATGGTCTTAGCGGACCCAGGGGTGGTTCCATGGTATAGGAGTCCAGTCTCAGGCATAGCCTCTTGGGAAGCCTCAAAGGCTGCCTTGATGGCTTCGTCTTGAGTAGCTCCATCTGCAAGAGCCTTACGGGCAGCACGGGCTCCAGAGAACCAAGCACCCATAGCACCAATGGGCATACCGAGAGCAGCACCATCGAGGGCTGTCTTAAAAGCAACCTCCCAAGGGTTGTCATCTGCATCCACTGCCAGAGCAGTGAGGAAGGTGTTCTCCAGAGAAGGGAAGGCATCACGGACGAGGTTAGCCATGTTCCCCTCACCTTTGGAGGCAGAGATCATGTCAGCACCAATACCGTAGAAGCCTTCCAGGGCTGCTGCCTTACCCATCACACCCAGCTTACCAGCACGGGTGGTGGCGGCTGCGAATGCCTGACCAGCTCCATCAAAGCCTCTGAATCCACCTGTTCCTGCCATCAGCAGGGCGAACTCACCAAAGCCTTGAACAACCTTACCGATACCAGACTTGGCACCTAGCTCATCCTTACCCAGGTTCCACTTGGCCCATTCGTATTGATTAGACCAGGGGTTGTTCTTTTCTTGAGCCCCAGAGAGGGTCTCGAGGGACTGTAGGACTCCATCGATCTGTTGGTCAATAGAGTCAGGTGTGACCAGCTTGGCAGCCTCACCGATGTTCTCGGCTGCTGTCTGGGCCATCTCACGGGTGGTATCACCCACGATCTCAGCAGCAGACCCTACAGCCTCAGCAGCACCCAGACCTGCACCAGCAGGGATGCGGGTGGCCATCTGTGCAATAGAGTCCACCAAAGAGGTCTCACCGGCCTCCTGACGGGCGATGTACTCATCTACCCCCAGATCTATACCAGTGACGTTCTTAAGGCCGTGGAGGGCCGCCAGAGCGGCATCCTCCTGTGGGTTGTACTGCTCCCCTGTACCCTGATAGTCATCAGTGACGTTGGGGTTGGAGTAGTCACCCACGGCCTTAGCCATGTCAACCTTGGGATCCTCGGGGGCCTCAGGGGATGGTGCGGCTTGTTCTTGAGGTTGTTCGATAGCAGCAGCAGGATCAGCCTCCTGTGCTTCAGAAAGTTGTTGATAGGGGGTCTCAGTCACCTCAGGTGTATCTTCTGGTCCTGAGATCCCTGTTTCTATGTCTTCACCTTCAGCGAAGATCTCATCTACAAAACCGTAGTCATTTTCCATGTATTAGGCCCCGTAGGGGAAAGGATGTACATCAGGAGTTCCTACGGAGCAGACGCTCAGCGTCCACCCAGCGGTTACCTGTATATCTGGGATCGAAACCCCAGTAGCGCTTCACAGCCCACCGTAGATCAGCTGCGGAAGCATTTGGATCCATGAAGACTCGATACTGCTGAGGATAGCTCCTCTTCATCTCAAGCTGCATGTACTCCAACTGTTTGGACTCTGGGATCTGTGCAATGTTCATCCCAAAGTGTCGTTCAATCCTACCCAGGCGGGCGGAATCATTAGCCCAGGCAGCCCATGAAATGAGGCCACCATTACGGCTAGTTCCATCACCAGCTACCTCGCCCCATTCCCGTAGGCCGTGCCAAGTACTCTCGTGGCTGATGGCAGATGCAATGTAAGCAGCCCCTGGAGCAGGGAAGCCCATAGACTTGAGGTGTTTGAAGCCAGCAGCCTCGTTGGGGATGTCACGTATGACACCACCAGCACCCTCTGTAAGGGGCTGTGACTGCTGTCTGAAACCGTCTAGGGTAGGTAGCTTATATTGCTCTAGTTGGGCATCTAGGAGGGCCTTAGGGGACACACCTAGGGTCTTAGCCCATTGACGTAGACGGACACCAGGCTCCTTACCATCCAAGATAGCTTTCACGTCCACCGCCAGCTGGTCCTTAGACATGATCAGATCTTCTGAGGGATTGATCGATGCAGGGGACACACCAGCTTGGTTGATGACCTGAGTAGCATTGTACCTCCGGTAGTCGTTACGGCCCTGTGAGGACACGTAGAACTTAGGATTGTTCTGCGCTACAGTTGATGTTGGCTCAGCAGCAAAGCCCCAGCCATTCTTGACATCACCAGTCATCTGGTACTCAGGCTTGGCTAGTAGCTTCTGGGCCTCCTCAAAGACGAGGTCATTGAGAGCTAGAGGATCGTTAGCGATGTCTGGGTTTGTCTTGAGGACTCTATTCACTGCACCATTCACCTCATGCCTGAAGCGGATCTGTCTGGCGCCCAGTTCGGCACGTTCAGATCCATTGAGGTCAGAGGTGTTAACTTGGTGTAGCTGTGAGTTCTTAGCGACGTTACCTATGATCATCTGATCCAGCTTGGACCTAGCATCTGTCGTGGCTGTCCTGACTTTCTTTTCCCGCTCCAACTGGGCAGGATCCTTAGCCAGCTTCTTGTACTCACTGTCGTTGATCAGACCTTGTTGGAGGGCAGTCTGTAGCTCATCGTTAGATGGGGGGTTCTGTCCAGTGACAATACGCTTCTCGAAGTCAGCCGCAGCTATAGGATCGTAACGTAGTCCACCTGCAGATAGCTTAGCAGCCTGTGCAGCAGCTTCTGGGGTGCCCTGAGACATCAATTCCTCATGAGCCCTGATACGGTTCTCCACTGTGGGATTAGCGTAGTAGTCATCAAGGATCTGCCTGCTGGCCATAGCACTTTCGTTACGGCCTAGGTTATAGTCACCAATGGCTCGCTCACGGGCTTTCCTGACAGCATTGTCAATCTCATAGCCATACTCCTGTCCAAGGGTGGGGAGGCCGGGGCCCTTTGGTGTCCCTCTCAGCTGTTCCAGGAAGTTGACATCTCCTGCAGCTACAGCCCTGTTAACGACTTCCTTGAAAGCAGCATCATTGGACTGCCTGGAGTGTCCAGAAAAACCGACGTTACCATAGGCATATCTGTCAGCCGCTTGACGCCAGACTTCCTCAGCTGAGGCCCCAGAGTTCATGACACGTCCGATCTCTGAGTTGACCTGTGATAGGTTCTCCTGTTGATCGAACTTGATGCCACCAGCCACAATCTGTGAGACCATGTTCTGGGTGTTCTGGAGCATGGTAGGGGCCAGCACCTTGGCCACTAGGGCGCGGTTACCGGCTACTCCAGTCTGCCGCAGGAACTGAGCATTCAGCCTCCTGATCATGTTCTGGGCTTCTGCTGCTGTCTTAGGTTTAGCAGTGTCTGGAAGAGACTTTAGAGCCTCCTGTAGGTAGAGGGAGTGGGCTCCCCTGGCAGAGTAGACATTACCATCAATACCCTGAAGGGACTTATAGGCAGCGCTTTGACGTAGCTGGTGTGCCACGTCTCGAGACATGACATCACCATTAGCATCGTATTCAGCTGCTACTGAGTTGATACCACTGGCTTCAGCATTGACCTGGGTACGGGCATCAGTTTCTGCCTCGAACTCCCCGTCAGTTACTGTAATCTCCCCACCATCAAGGCCAAGGGAGGCCAACATCATGTCCTCTTGCTGTTGCTTCAGCTTCTCAGCCTCAGCCACCTTCTGCTGATCCTGGATCATCTGAGCCCCTTTCAGGGCCGTCTGTGAGAGGGAAAGGATCCCATTGATCATGGAGGCATCGGCCTTAGCCTTTGCCTGTGCTATGCCATGTTGAGCAGCCAGGATACCATTGTCAATGGTTGCCTGTCGGGCATCAGCCCTGGCTAGGGTCTTGATGTCCTCAACGTCTTGCTGACCCTCTTCACGGATCTTCTGTTCGCGGTTGACCGCTTGTTCTGGTTGGAAAGCACGACTCTGAGCTCTAGGCTGGTAGAGGTCACCGTACTTCTCTGGATTGTAGATTCTTGCCATTAGCCCCAGTTGTACGATGGAATGCCTAGATTGAGGTTGTCACCTATACCCACTGGATCAGGAGCCATAAGAGGGGCCTGTACAGGGGCGGTAAGTCTGGAGTATGCCTGGTTGTTTGCTGACTTGGCTTGGGTGTATCCAATATCCATACCAACCCTAGCAGATGCTTCAGCACTCCTGAGAGAGGCGTTCTGTTGGGCATCAGCAAAGCCACGTTGTCGATCGGCATCCATGGCTAGGAGGCCCACAGACTGACCTGTGGCTCCAGAGGCTAGGACCTTGCCTTTCGATCCGATTGACTTGATGTAGTTCTCTTGGGCCTTGAAGGCTGCTTGAGCCTTAGCCTCTTGTAGTTTTACTTGCTCTTGTACGTATGTCTTATTTGCTGCTTCGTTGTTGTTCTGTAGTTGTTGGTAATAGCTGAGCTGACCAGCCTGCTGAGCCTTGACATCAGCTGTATGCTGGGCCACAGACTGCTGTCGTTCTCTGTAGGCCTGCTGTTGAGCCTGCTGATATTGCAGGTTCATCTGCTGGTTGTACTGGTCTTGCTGCATCTGCATCTGCTGCTGCCCTTGGGCAATACCAGCGACAGTACCAGCAGCCGACACAGCTAATCCCAACAACGGAATCAGTGGGAGGCACATGATAGTCTCACAATCTCATAGTATGGGAGGTAGTTTGGTGGAGGCTGCACGATACGAAGTGCCTTAAATCCAAGCATCTTGAGGAGCTTGTGGTGGAAGTGGTTGTTGATGCTGGTAACATTCCAGAGAAGATCCCAGTCCTTGTCCTGCTCAGCTAGCCATCGACGGGCTTCACGGACAAAGGTTATGGGCTTACGCTGCAGGGTTGGTGTACACAGCATCCAGATAGTCCCCTGCCTGGGGACCTCTGTAGGGCTGATACCAGCAACACCTGCAACTGTACCATCCTCATCGCAAAACGTGATAGAGACGGTACTGATAGCCACAGAGAAAGGGAGGGCAGCCCGGGTGTGACCGAGCCCCTCCACCTCTTTCAGATCTTCTTCTCGAATGTTCCTAGCCACTTCCAAGGCGTCTTCATACGTAGCCTTGCGGGTGATGTATCTCATCGTAGTGGGCGGATCCCTCGGTTGTTGTAATGACCCTGCCAGCTGTAGCTGGTGACCGATGCTGGGAATGGGTCTGGGCAGTTGATGGTCAGGTTGACTATATCTCCGGGAGCGAATAGGGGGACAGTAGCTGTACCCAGTTCTACTACGGTAGGATCATCAGCCTGATAAACATTGGCGATAGAAACCTCAAGACTCTTGGTTGAGGTGTCATAGCCGCGCTTATTTAATACAGCCTCGTATCGACCTGAGTAGTAGAGGTTGAGGTAGAGGAACTCCACCATAGGTACATTCACCCTATCAGCCCTACCCTCGGCTGTAACAAAGATAGCTGGTAGCTCTACAGAGCTGGTGTATTGTAGGCCTAATCTCCAGTCACCAGCAGACACCACTGAGGTGGGTACCTCGATGTACTTGGTACCTGCATCATTCTGGATGTCAGGGCTGGTGTAGTAGCCTGCATAGTCACCTGAAGTTGAGATGAACACAGGAGCCACTGGCTTATCTACAAAGTATGCGGGTAAGTCAATCCTGGTTTTTTGCTCCCCTACGACTGGTGTGAACTCAGAGTCACTCATCTGGTAATCCAGTCTGGGAGTGAAGGACGAGAATCCCACATTAAGGGGAGCATCAGCTGGATCATCTGTCAGCTTAGCTGTCAGTAAGTGATGGTTGTCCTCATCCCTTGTGACTATGTAACACTGGTCGTCCTCAAAGGCCCATAGCTCTACAGGATCAGGGAAGATCCAACGGGTCCAACCTGCTAGCTGCCGCTCCTCTCCATTATTGAAGAATTTGAATGTAAATACCTCTCTTGATTTATCACCAAACACCAGGAAGTTGTTGTTGGCTGATACTGCTCCCCACTCCATCTTAGAGGGTAGATACTCAGGGATGATCCTGGTAATATCTGCCACCGCTGGGCGGTTAGCTACAGAGTCCACTGCCATCTCCAGGACCTTGGAGTAGGTCTGACTTTCAGAGATGAAAGATACAGACACACCTGAGTTCAGGGGTAGTACCTTTGAGCGATAGAAGTAGTTGGAGATCTCTTTCAGCTTAGCAGTTGCTGTAGAAAACACAACCTCATCTGTAGACAAGAGGAACTGGCTACTCTCTGCAAATAGAATTAAACCTTTTGCAGTTCCTATAGCTGATTTTAAGATGGCTGGTTTGGTTGCTGAGGCAGTTAGGTCCAGCGGATCTACATCAGACACAGCCAGAGCTGAGGCTGAGAAGAAATTGAAGTAATCACCTGGCTGACTCATCACCACAGCATCAGCTGATAGGAACCCAAGACGGTTGGCATAGAAGAACAAGCCAGAGATGGTCCTACCTACGAAGCTAGGATCTGGGTTGGTATCCTCATCACCTACTAACCTGGGAGCCCAGCCACCAAAGGCTGACTCACTATTGAGGGCATCCAGTGTGAATGATCCGTCTGCCTGTCTGACCAAAGCGTGTGGCATCGTAGCGCTATTCAGCAGCGTCTTGATACCAGGAGCCACAGTCTCGGTCCACGTACCAGCACCAGCTGATCCAGGGGATTGAGTCTCGAACTTGACATAGTAATCATCAGCAGTCTCATCATCTATGTTGTTCACTTTGATGACGAACCCGTCCCATCCTTGTGATGGTAGATCTGCAACATCCCTAGCAATACCTTTCAGTGCTGTCATGGATGAATTAGTGGTACCACCTCGTACTCCGATGTTGTACTCAGCATCACCAGTTCCTGTAATCTTGATCACATTACCAATGGAGGTAGCTGTGAATCCAGCGATAGAGGAGTTGATAGATGCCACTAGGGCGGATGTGACCGTGGCCACAGACAGTACACCAGATGATGTATCAGCAGGGGAAGTGTAGGAGGCTGTTCCTAGGTTGTTGTAGGTATAGACTACAGTCTCATCTGTGACCCTGATGGCGTATGTCTTACCTTGCATGACGACGTTAATCACATCACCCCTGCGCCAACCCACACCACCGTTCTGGAGGATCACATCTGAGGTGTAGCGTGATATGTACTGCTCAGTACTGAAACCCCGTGTGTCAACAAAACCAATAATGACGGTGGTTCCTTTATCACCAACCACCTTTTTACCCCGAGGATCTGGACCTGATGTCCACTCAGCCTCACGAGCCTTACCGTATAAGTTCCACTCCTTATCTTCATCTATGTAAGACCAGGTAAGAGTGAAGTTGTAGTTAGGGCCAGTGAAGGTCTCAAGGACGAATTTCTCTGAGGAACCTAGTACGCCACCACCAGGCCCACCACCATAGGGTATATTAGCTGAATCGACTCTGTATTCAAAACCTTTCGAGCCAGCTAGGTATGCAGCACACTGGGTAACGATCCTAAACTGAAGCCCTGAACGACCACCAGCACCAGACTCAGAGAAGTTCTGAGCATCTACGAGACTACATACACCCCCATCTGCTACCTCCCAGGTTCCAGGAATAACCTCTAGTCCTGTAGCTGAATAAATAGGTGTAGGGGATGACCCAGCAGTACTGAAATCAATGTTGTAGTTACTGTTGTAGGCTACCTGATCGATGGTAACTAAAGAGTCAGAGTTGGCAACAGGGCTGATAGAATTAGACGACATACTAACAATCTTGTTAGTGTTAGTGATCATCGTATAATCAGCAATGGAGATCTGCTCCACTGTGTCGTTAGTAGCGTCTGAGAAGTACTCAGCAGCACTGTCACTGATCGCGACCGTACGCTCTGACCCGTTGTTGAGGTCCCATACCCTTAGCCCAAAGCTAGGGTTGTTGTACATCGCTACCACGTAGCGCTCGTTGTTGTCCCTGAAGATAGTGAACCACCGAGCATCCACAGGGATGTTAGCACCTAAGGTGGATAGGTATTCAGTACCAGGACGCTTACGGCACCCAAAGGTGGGGTCAAGATACACATTATCAGCTGCTCTGACTTGACCCGGCAGCTTAACGGGATCTGGTTGTTGGCTAACTCCACCCAGGAGGTTAGCGATCTTCTGTGAAATAGCTGCCATGTATCAATACCTCAGGACACCCATGTAGGGACGATAGTAGTTGTAGTTACGGAGGTCAGTGTTCGAGAGCATATTGTAGTCACCTTGTGAGGTCTCATAATCGATCATTGCTGCTCTAGCAGTAGCCTCCTCACGCTCACCGAACTTGACCTGTTCAGCTGAGCCAACAGCTCTTCCTGCAAACAGGTTGGCAGCTCTAACAGCAATATAGTTCTTGAATGCTTCTGGGATGTCGTCGTAGTCAAATAACCAGAGGACATCTAGATTAATTTGCTCTGTGAACTTATAGCTGTGGGTAGACTTATTGTACAGCTTACCAGATCGGATGATCAGGTTATCCTTCTGATATTCATCTGAGTCCAACTCCAGTACATTGTCTGGGACCAAGATCTCATTATTTGGGCTAGGGGTGAAGGGATAATCCCTCTCTGTGTTAAATACCCAACCCTCAGTCTGTACAGACCGAGACACTTCATCGATTAGATTGGCGGCCATAACCACCATAGGGTTATCGTTGTCTACTCTGGTGACTGGAGCCATACCAATGTTAGACAGGACGATGTTGACTGCTGAGAGTTTTGTTAGTTTAGATGCCATTTTGGTTAAGGGGAATGGTAAGCCCCAGAGGGCCCGAAGGCCCCTAGGGAGTGATCGAAATGAGGATCAGGCAGCGCGGAGAGCACCAGCAACACCAGTGCGGAGATGGTCAGCGCCCATAGCGAGCTTACCGACGATCAGGTCACCCTGATACTGCACATGGAAATCGCCAGAGGTGGTCTCGATGCTGGGAGCGATAGCTTCCACAGTACCGGCAGCTTCCTTGTGGAAGATCAGACCAGCCAGGTTGGTGATCGCGGGGCGGTAGGAAGCGTTGTTCTCACCGCTGGAGGTTGCGTCACCAGGATCAGTAGCCAGATTCACGCCATACAGGGAGGCGAGGACGTTGGACTTGTAGATCCGAATACCAGCAATGCTGTAGAGACCCTTACCAGAGTTCATGTCACCCTGGGTGTTACCGATCTCACGGTTGAGGATGTTGGTATCCACAGAGGAGATCAGGCTGTAGTACTGGCGGGGGCTCAGTACAGCGCAGCGTCCATCCATGGGAGCAGAGCGCTCGTCAAGCACAGCAGCAGCTTCGAAGAAGCCGTCAACCAGAGCTTGAGCGTTGTTGGTGTTAGCAGCACCGATGTTGACAGAGAAGCCACCATCTTGGCCAGTAACAGGAGCAGCAGCGATAGAAGCAGCAGCCAGCACGCGAGCGATGCGCTCGTCATAGTGGAGAGCCAGAGCTTCACCGATCTGCTTGGAGATCTCAGAGCGGGTGGACCACTGGGCCAGCACCTCATCGAGGTCGTAGACGAACTGGGAGGCAACCAGAAGATCATCCATGATGATGGTCTTCTCATTGCTCTTCAGACCGTCATCGCCCAGGATGGGGGTACCAGGGGTGTGGTAGCCAGCAGCCAGCTTACCGCTGAAGAGGAACTGCTTGCTCTTACCACCACGGAGAGCATAGTTACGAACCAGACCCTTGAAGATCGTGGCGTCATTGAAAGCGTTGAACACTTCACCGCTGAAGAGTTTCAGCGCTGTTGCATAACGGGTGTCGTAGTCCTGAGCAGCGGTACGTCCACCGTCTACTACGTTAGGGCCTACCCAGCCCGTGTTGATGTTAGTCATTGTTAGAAGAGTTAGTGTGTCGTTAGAAGTTGAACAAATTTGGCTTCTGACGTTGACACCTTTCAGTGAGAGGTATCCGCCTTAGCGGGCTCACTCTTACTCGTTATCTTTGTCTTTGTGCCTAGGTTTTTTACTTGCAAGTGCCAGATACAAAGCCTCTGACGGGGCTAATAACTAGAGGGGGAATCGAACCCCCACCCCCATTACAGGAGGTCTCCAGACCTAGCAAGTTTCTGCTCAACGTCGAGACGGTACGCTGGGTCAGTTTGGTAGCGAGGGTCAGCAATGGCACGGGCCAGCTCGGCGTTGGACCGAAAGCCTTTAGGTGCATTAGCTGCCTTCTTACCTGTCACCAGGGGAGCCTCGTTACCGTTGGCTGCCTTGTACCGATTGGACAGGGCCTCCACCGCATAACGGATGGCTGCGGGGTTACCGCTGTTGGTGACTTGGTTGTAGTTCTGGATCTCTGCTGGGTCCAGATTCTGAGCGGCCCATTGGACCATCTCACCATAAGCCTCAGCACCTCCAGCCTGCTGGATAATAGCGTTCTGCTCTTGCTGGGAGAGGGCCTGCTGCTGGGCCTGCTGGGAGGTCTTGGTATAGAACTCCATGTACTGTTTGATCAGGTCTTTCTGATCCATCTTGGACAGCTGCTCCAAGGTCTCCTCAGTCAGCTCACCAGTCTCAGTGTACTGCTTGGCTGCATCGTTGAAGACTTCGGGGGCCTCGTAGTCAGGCTCTTCTTCTGGTGTCTCCTCAGAGGCCTCTGGCTGCTCCTCTACGGGCTCTTCAGTGTCTTCAGGTGTCTTCTCACCTAACTTCTTCTGAAGCTCCAGGTAGGCCTTCTCAAGCTCAGCTGGTGTTTTGAACTTACCAGCGAGAGGCTCAGCCTCTGCCTCTTTCTGTTCGAAGTTACGGAGTCGATCCTCAGCCTCAGCAGCTGCGATCTTCTCCCCAACCTCTAGTGCTTTAGCCTCAGCCTCAGCTTGTGAGGTGTCAGCTTCATCGAATGGATTGAACTCGGTGGTGGCCATAGATTAGTGATAGGTGGTAGTGACATTACCGAAGGTGGGGCGGGTAACCTTCTTCTTCGGTGAATACTTGTTCTCATCAGGCTGGGAGGTACCAGTCACCTCGGTGGTGATCTCCTGGGTTACCTCTTTCTCTGTTACATCACGCTCGATAGCGATGGGCTCGACTCCCTTATCAAAGGTACCGTCAGAGTTCCTCGCTCGGCGGCGGGGCTTCCTGCTGGGCTCCGGCATCTTGTTGCTGCTCCATTAGTTGTTTGGTCATTGCCTCACCCATAGGAGACTTAGCCAGTTGGCCAGCCTGTCCGATGAGGGCTTGTTGTGTAGCATCCTGCTTCATCTGATCCATCTCCTGGCCCATCTGCTCCTCAGTCTTAACGAGGCCGAGGGCGTCGATACCAGAGGATGCTGCCAGGCGTTTGATGAACTCACCTGCATTGAGGTACTGGGCCATAGCCTCAGGACCCATGCCTTGGGCGATGGTTTGGACGAACTGGATGAGGGCTTCCCTGTCCTGGCCACGGCCAATGCCGTAGAGACCAGCCACCACCGTAGGCATAATGAGGCCTTTGGGGAGGGAGGGGAGTGCCTTGGAACGCTGCAATAGATGCAGCTTCCGATTGAGGTAGGGCTTGAGCAGCTCTGTGGTGAGTGATCCGAAGATCCCACCCAGCTGTTCGTTCAGCTCCTGCTGTGTTGCTTGGACCTCCATCGCTGTGGTCCGTTCAGACTGGCGTACCTGTAGCACCAGGAAGGCATCAGACAGGCGCTGGGTAAGGCTCTGGACCATCTCCATCACCGTACGGAAGTCAGCTGTCTTGCCCACCTGGACCACTGCCACGTCATCAGGACGGCCTTGGATGATGGATCCGTTCTGTGCTAGGGCCAGGGCCTGTGGCTTGGTTGTAGCTGATGGGGACACCAGGAACACAACCTTAGCAGCTGCTGCTGATCCCTCGACCATGGCCTTCATCAGGGCCTCAAGGGAGCGTAGGTCGCCAAGGAACTCCTCGACACGGCCACGCCCATAGGATTCACCATCCACCACGTTGAAGCGGAGGGGCATCCAGGGGCTGAACTTGAGAGGGGAGGATGACCTGGATCCGGGGATCTCCTTGCCATCACACTCCTGTACCCAGTGATGTTGACCATCTCTCAGCTGGACATAAGTGTAGACCTCAGCAGACTCAGTATCGCTGTGTCGCTTACCACTGCCAGCTACGCCCATCTTAGGGCCGTCCTCACCTACAGCATTAGAGTCTTTGATCTTACCATCAGCAGCTAGATCTGCTGTCTGGAACTCCTTAGGGAGCAGAGATCTGTCTACGATCTCTTTGGTTACGATCTCGATTACGTTACCGTCTCCGTCTCTGTTGATGACGAAGCGGTCAAGTGGATAAACCTTCAGGCTTTTCTTCCCTGCATACAGTAGTGCATTGCCAGTGATGATCAGATGCTTCACGGCAGCCGTCAGCTGTACACGGTCTGTGGTCTCAGAGATCTGTTGCATGACCACCCTCTCCATCTTGGCTAGGGATAGGTCAATCTCAGCTCGGACCTGCTCACCGTCCAGCTCTGGTACTTTAGCCAGCTCTGCATCGTTGATCTGCAGCTTAAAGAAGCTTGTGTTGATTGGGAATAGGCTCAGCATCAGCTTAGAGCTGAGCACGTTTACGCCTTTAGCTCCCACTGATTGATAGGGGCTGTGTAGCCTACCACCATCACTCAACCCATCCTCTGTGAGAAGGTAGGGAAGAGTGAGGGCAGCACACTCACGGCCCGTGTCCAGGAAGTCCTCACGCTCACTGCGGAGCGCTTGGTACCTGGCCATTGCGGGCTCTTTCATTTTAGGTAGGGATGTTCAGTGTTCCGGGCTTCTTACCACCAGGACGGAGAGCGTCCCCTGTGTTGAGGGGAATTGTTAGGGCTCCAGCTCCTGAGGATTGCTGCTGTTGTTGTTGACGCTTACTCTTTGCACCCTTGACCTTGGCACCCTCAGTGTCGTTGTCCACAAATGTCGGTGGTGGCAACGGAGTTTCCTGAGGGGGAAGCGGCGGTGGTGGTGGAGCTACTGGAGCCGGTGGTGGTGGCTCGGGTGATTTGGGCATCTTAGCGCCCCCTCCTCCCATACACATAGTTAATCTCCTAAGTTGGTATGTTTAGTTGGCTATCACCTACATTAGTAGATGATGTGGATGATAAGGTGGGGATGTTCAATGCAGTGGGTCTGGTTTTACCAGTACTACCACCACCGCCAATAGATTTACCAGACTTCTTAGTCTGGGCAGCAGCATACTGCTCCTGTGATGTTTTGACTAGACTTGGCGTAGGAACGGGTTGGGCTTGTGGTTTTGACTCAGGACCGTTGTTATCCCGTGGCTGATCTTTAGCGCGATCAAAGAGTGGGAATCCCAGACCATCTGTTTGAATCACCCCATCAACCCTTCGGAACTTTTCAAACTGACCATCACTCGTACCGCCGTCCATTCCTGGGCGGCCTGCTTGACACATTTAAGGTTCCTCCATTTTACTTAGGATGTAATCCACCACTGAGCGCTGACCAGATCGATACATAATCTGTTCAATGCTATCATTCGGTGATGGGGTGACGAGTGGATAGAGATCCTCCAGCTCCTTTCCAAGCCGCTCTAGGGCAGGCTCAGTGCCAAAGACATCTTGTTCTGTGAGGTTAGCCATATTGCGGTAGGTTGACATTACTTGCCTCGAAGAATGCAGGCATCCTGGCTCGCTGTGTTTCAGCTAAACCCTCAGCCTTGCCGTTGCGGTACAGACTATCGGACTGCTTGATCCAGAAGTCTTTGTCCAGGTACCTGTCCTCAGAGGTCCCCAACCCATCCATTACCCAGGCAACAGTGGCCCGGCGTAGCTTGTCAAGGTTGGGGGTGGACTTATAGCCGAGATCATGGGCGACCATGCCGTGGATGGCCACGTGCGTCTGCTCGTCCCTACTGATGTCGGAAGCCACGGTTCTAATACCGATGTCTCCATTGAAACGGAAGAAGGGTAACAGAACGAAGAACACCGACCTTTCGAGGATCGCCGTCTTAAGGATCGGATGCTCCGGCGCAGCGAGCCAGGTATCTCGAATGTTGCGAGCCTCTCTCTCGGCACGCTCATCGCTGCCGTGTACATCAACAATGTACTGGAGAGCAAGATCGTGCTTATCCTCATCTTTCATGTTGGATAGTAGGGCAGGGATGACACCTGGGTCATCAGGGAGATCTCTCTCCAATCCCTGGGCTAGCATCTCCTTCACAGGGAGCTCCAAGGTGCGGAGAGCTAAGGCTCGAAACAGAGCAGCCTCAGCCCCATCTTTAACCAGACCCTTGTCTACAGCGACAGGCGTCCAAGTACGCTTGCGTGAAATTACTTTAGTGTAGCTCGACATTGTTTTACGATCAGTCTTTCGTTGTGGTTTGCATAAGCGTAAGGGCCAATCCATGAGCCAAGCCCAGCCTCATTTAGGAGGATGATAGCTAGCTTGTCTTGGAGCTCAGGGGTGAACTTATCGTCCAGACTGATGTTGTGCCTCCTTACTAAACTGGCCAGGGTACGGCCAATGAATTGATAGCGACCCACAGCATGGAGCCGTCTCTGGTCCAGCCACTGCTGGTTGGTCAGGGTACGATCGTCATACTGTAAAGCCATGATCTCACCTACAGTCTTGTCAGTGAGGTTCTCTCCTGGGTAAAGCCCGGAGAAGTGACCACTATAACCAAGGACACCATGACCACCCTTGATACCTATCTGATTGACGGCATTATAGGAGCCTACGGGATCACTTTCATATTTTCCAATGACGTCTAGGGCATCCCTGCAAATAGAATTATGGGAAAAAGCAGGGAACTGTAGCCACAAAAAAAGGGGGGCCACAAGAGCCCCCCAAAGTGTATTCAGTTTCATTATTCGGCACAGCTTGAGCATATTCCATCATCAAAATTAAAGATATCAGCGTACTCCTCATCCATGATGGAGCTGGCATCATCCTTACGGAGGGTGTCAGGCATCACCTGGAGAGCATAGTAGAGGGAGGTCTGCGGACTGCAGAGCCAGTCTTGGATGAAGGCCTCATCATAGGTAACTACATCACTCCAGCTGTTGAAGCTGTAGCCATGGAAGAGACCAGTCAGGTGGAATGTTCTGACGATCTCATCAGCCACCAGTTTGTAGGCTTCCCAGCCAACCTCTGAGGCGATCTCCACATCACCGTAGGAGAAGCTCTCAACACCAAAGGTACCTGAGTCTCTGTCTACTTCACGAGCAATGGGTGGGGCAATCTCAGGGCAGGTGGTGTTCCCTCTGAGGTCGGTGTATCGGTACGAGCAGCTGGCTGTTGGGGCGATGGTGAATGCACGGTCCATCTTGTGATACCGAGCAACAGAAGAAGCACTAGCCACGGCGCAAACAAACCCCCGAGCAAGACACACAGCAGGTGTCTGTTCCAGTTCGTCATTACCAAGGTTGACTTCCCGAAGGGCTTCACCGAACGCTGCATAAGACACACCATGATAGCTTAGGAAATTAGCCAGGCCCAGAAGTCCGAGGCCCACCTGACGGTCCTCTTCATGATGGAGGTACTCACCGGAGTCCGAGACGCCTGTCTTGCTATGGAGCTCGCACAGCTGGGACATACCTCGATTGAAAGCGGGCACGAGGTCATCGATTTCGCAGGCACCAAGATTAACGTGCTCGAGTAGGCAAGTTCCTCGTGACCGCAAGTAAATTTCAAGGCACACGTTCCCGTAGATTCTCTCACCACTGGGATCGTACTTAACTTTATTGAGCCAGATGTCTCCGGCTTGAATGCCTTTAAGAATTTCTTGCTTGAAATATTCTGGCGTCTGGTTCCACCACTCTTCAGTGATGTCCAGACACTTTTTAATCCAGGGAAGTTCATGACGGGGAGCGGTAACAAATTCACGGGCATCGGGGTGGTTGAGGTCTAGGTGAGCAACCACTGCTCCATTCTTGTAAACACCACCGCGACGGAGAATTTCATTGAGGGTGGAGTAGATCTTTGCGAAGGAAACTGGGCCACTAGCCACAAGGCCCTTTCCATTCTCCTGCCCACGGGGGCGGAGCTTAGACAGGTGAACAGCGCAGCCCGCTCCATAGCGGAGAGCATGGGACACGAATCGCCAAGAGGCTTCAATTCCATTGGGTCCTTCCATTGTGTCTTCAACTACGAAGACGGTGCATGATACTGGCAGGCGGGACTCACGATTGTCCAGCCAAGATTGAACCCGGCCAGTGCGGGCGATGAGCTGCTTCTCAGTCATTTAGTAGGTCTTCGAGGTAAGGTGGTTTGTAGTTTGATCCCTTTAGGACCTTCCCGTCTTCACGCCTGAGAGGCTTTCCGTCAACGAGTTTAGATAGGTTGGAGGCATACACCCTATCCAAGGCTTCATCCAGCTCCCAGCCCCTTGCAGCGGCATACTGGAAGCATACATAGACGAGGTCGGCCAGCTCCTTCAGCTGTGCTTCCTCTGTCTCTTCGTCTAAGGCGTATTCCCACTCGGCATACTCCTCAGAGATCAGCCTCCTCTGCATGGCAAGGACATGTGCATCCTTCGACGCACATGGTTGCTCCATTGTTGCTCTGAAGATCAGGGCTTGGCCCATCAGGTCGGGGTGCATGGATCTCGGTTTGGATAAGTTTGTGGATGTAGGCTTGTGCTTTGAGCAGGTCGTCGAAGCGAGACTCCTCACTCTTGTTACCAGCTCGGCAGATGTACTTGACAACATTGCCTTCCAGGAAGTTTAGATCCTGATCGACGATGAAGTCCCAAACTTGGATCTTACCAAGCTGATAGTGGTCGGGGTTCCATTTAGTCATGAGTTCTCCAGTACATCGAGTTCATCAGTCACCTTCTGTAGGAAGGACTCCATCCAGGGTTCCCAGATGGTGGCCCTACAGGGGAGGCTGGTGTGGCGGTAGGCTTTCTTAGCGATCAAGGTGTGCTTGATATAAGAGAGCTCATTCTTCGTTAGTCTCATTTAAGTCTTTGCGGATTTGCTCGGCCATCTTGAGGTACTTGTTGGTGTTCCTCTTCATCCAGTAGACATCCCACTCAAGCCGAATGAGCATGGGAATCTTGATCAGCTCTAGTCGTACAGCAGCAATGAGGATGCAGCACAACTCCTTAAACCAAGGGTCCAGCTCTGCGTAGAGCCAGCCCACTAGGACCAGGAGGATGGTGGGGTAGAGAATCAGGAGCATTTGAGGATAGGCAGTTGGTTTTCATGGTCCCAGTTATCGACTTGCAGGATGCGGGCTAAGTTGAAGTTGCGGACAGCGTCCTCTTCGGTTAGGTCTGCGTCTTTGAACGCTTTAACCACTGCTTCCCAGTAATCACCTTTGCAAGCATCCAGGAGAACACCAGCCCTTTTAGGACCGATGCCTGGACAACCAGCATAACCATCTGTGCTATCACCGGTAAGGGTCTGCTCGTAGAGCTTTCTCTCGGCAAGTGCAGGGGTCTGAGTGAACTCATCTTTCAGGTTGTAGATACGACAGGGGATCTGTTGCATGTCCTTATCAGGGCTGATGAGTACGAAGTTCTCGAACTCACCTGATGTAGCAGCAATACCAAGGGCGTCATCAGCTTCCAGTCTTGGAAGGAGACGACTAGGCCAGTTACTCATAGCCCAGTTCTTGAGCTTCAGGTAGCCAGCAGGCTTACGCTTGGTCCTGTTACCTTTGTAGCTGGGATCCACATCCTTACGGAAGTTCTCCCGGTCAGTGAAGAAGAGAACAACATCATCTGACTCGAACCGAGTGCAGAGGTCTTTGATCTCAGACTCCACACGGCGCTTGCCTTTACGGAAGTCTCCAACAATGACAGTGAGGTCTTCGTTGTACTCGTGTTCCTCTTCGGCAGCGGAGGATGCCCTATAGATGAAAAAGTCAGCATCAATCAGCAGGGTGGGTGGTTTCATTTGGTGGTGTAGTAGCGGTTATCAGTAGACCAGAAGTTGTCCCAGCCAGGTGGTGTGCGGTCGTGTCCCCAACTGACTTTCCAGTTAGCGATGTCTCCGTCAGGGGTAACCTCAACAGGCCACACCCCAACCTCCTTGACGTGACTACCTTCCCGTCTCCACCTATTGGTTTGGTGGTTCCAGGTGCTGGTCTTCACATCGATCTCAATGATACCCAGGGCGGGGTGCTTGAGGATGATGTCAGTCTTACCCGTGCTGTTGATGTTGGGGAACACCTCACACCCTTTCCAGGAAGCGAGGAGGTATACCCACTGCTCGGAGAGATCACCAAGCCTGCTGCGATTAATGGCAGTCAGACCAGTTTGATCCTGTTTGGTATTCAGAGTCGAGTTGGCACCTGAAACCGAGACTACGCTGGACATCGTGCATTGCTTGGGTGATAAGATCCCCGACACGCTTGATGTCTTCCTCTTTAATGCTGAGTTGCTGCTCGTCATGAACAAAGGCTAGTGGTGTGAAGTCGATGCCAGCCTCATGCAGGAGCTCATGGGTACGGATGACCCAGCGCTTGCAGATGATGGCACCAGCGGATTGAAGTAGGTAGTTGAGAGCGGCGTGCTCCTTACCCAACAGTCGGATAGGTCTTCCATCGAGTCCACGAAGAACCCCAGTTGACGCTCTTGCTTTGACAGCTGCGGACAACTCTTTGAACCCATCAAGGCCATCAAGAATTCGATTTCGGATATCACCACCTCTCTTACTAGCACCAGACTTTGAAGCCCCTGCAGTAAGGCCCAACTTAGTATTACCACCACCATAGATAAGGCAATAGGTGACTGATTTACCTGACTTACGATCTGTTCCATAGATGTTTGATAAGTGAGTGTGAATGTCGCCTTCAACTACTTCCTTGGCGAACTTCCCACCATCGAAAGGAGCAAGGTAGTGACCAAGGCAGCGGAGCTCAAGCCCGCTAGCGTCACTGCCAAGCTGGATGCGGTTTGAACCTGGTCCAAAGAGGGCACGGTATTCAGAAGCAGAGGGGACTTGTGCGAGGTTGGGACCCATGTGAGCCATGCGTCCTGTGTTGGTATTGAGGACACAGCTGTGATGGATGCGTCCGTCCTTTCCAACTTTCTTGAGCCAGGCGTTCTTACCTTCGCTCAGCTGGCCTAGATGTTTTTGGAGTTCGAGGATCCTTGCGAATTTGAGAGATTCGGGGGTCCCTATTTCCTCCAAAATTTTTTCATCAATTTTTGCTCGGCCAGTGTTGGTAAACTCTCGTGGTTGCCAGTCCCTATGGGTCTTGAAGGCCCAAGCGACGTGATCCCGAGAAGTAGGGTTGAACTCCTTCAGCCTACAGAAGGTGGCATCAACTACATACCCACGAGTCTTGTTTGGACGCTTAGGTGTGAACTCACCACCATCGACGAAGATGAAGGTATCACGCATCTCAGCGGACAGGGAGTCCAGCTCAGTGCGTAGCTTTGACTCGAGCTCTTGAGCAGCACGAACATCGAACGGGAAGCCCGATGTCTCTTGCCAGGCCATGATGTGGGCCAGGGTGTGCTCAGTCTCGATCGCGGGGGACTGCTCCTCCATCTTGGGGAGGAAGAGTTTGACTAGGGCAACGCTGACCACCACGTCTTGGGCGCAGTAGTCGAGCATCTCGGTTGAGTACGTTGACCAGTCCCCGTCCAGGGACTTCCCAAATTCGGACTTGTACTGTCCGAGTCTGTGGCCCCAGCTTTCAAGGCTGTGGCGGCCATACAGGTTGGCAGGCATCCCAGCAGGACGTGAGCGGAAGTCACGGTCTAGGATGTCGGTGAAGAAGAGGCGAGACAGGATCAAGGTGTCATAGGCTTTCCCTTTGTAGGTCCAGCGTGGGAACAACTCCTTGATGGCTTGGATGTCGTAGCCTACGATGTTGTGACCCCATAGCTCATCAGCATCTTGGAGGAGCTTGAGTCCAGCCTTGATCTGGCCAGGCTCGAAGCGGTGTTCCTCATCGGTGTCGATGTCACGGGCCACGATGCAGTGAATGACTGACAGGTCCCGTAGGAGCCCATCAGTCTCAATGTCAAACGCGAGTCTCATGGATTTGGCGGAGGATGGATTCGAGGTTCTCAAAGATCTTTTTCCCTCCCACTACTCGGGAGATCTCCTCACCATCCCGGTTCAGGAGGAGGAGAGTAGGGAATAGGTCAATACCCCCATACTCCTCTCGGAGGTGGGGATAGAGATCCTTGTCTTTGATGTTTATGTAGAAGGTCATAGGTGCTGTATCCTCCCGAAGTCGGAGAGCGGTGATCTTCTGTTTAACCAGTCCACAGGGAGGACACCCCTCTTTGGTGAAGAGGAGGAGGTTAAAAGTCAGTGAAGGGATTTTCATCTGAGGTGGTGGGGGTGAAGTCGAGGTTGGTCACAAGACGACCGGTGGATGTCTGATGAGCCAGGTCACCAGCGGGTCCTGTCTGACCGTTGAAGCGGTTCTTAAGGACTCGGAGGGAGGCGGCGTTGTCTCCGGCTGAGATGTTGCGCTCGAGAGCCACAACAATGTCACTAAGCTGAGCGATGCTATGTGAACCGCGCAGCTGACCAAGAGACACCTGAGCGCCATCCTCATGACCTTTGTCGCCTTGAGCGCGACGGAGGTGAGAGATAAGGATCATCCCAATACCGGTCTCTTCGACGAAGCTTCTGAGCTGAGTCATGACGACGTCGATCATTTTCCTTTCGTCGCTGCTCTCGTTTCCGCTTAGCAGGATTGATAGGTGATCCAGAATAATCCATTTAACTTCGTTAGCTTTTACTAAGTAGCGGATGTCATTGAGAAGAGCATCTGGATCAACAGACCCAAACCCATCCCGTAGAAAGCAGTTACCACCTCCAACGGTATTTCGGAATGCACTCTTAAGGTCTTCCTCAGGAATTTCATTGTTGAGATGCAGTGGTTTGTTAGCAGCCACCGTCATGAGGCGGAGGCCTGTGCGCTTAACGCTCTCCTCTAGAGCGATGTAGCCGATCTTCTGACCTTGGTTGATCAGGTGAACAGCTATTTCACCACAGAGCGTACTCTTACCGGTACCAGAACCGCCTGTGATCGTGACGAGCTCACCGAGGCGAAGACCGCCAGTAACGGTATTGAGATCGTCAAAAGGGTAATCAGCATCACGGCCATGTAGTGGTGTAGTAACGAGGTCAAAGATATCCCGACCATCAATGATGGATTGGGGTGTGTAAGAGCGTTTGTTCCAGATGGCTTGGCGTATAGCCTCCCCATCGTTCGCCTGTAAGGCATCAGATGCGTCCTTGTAAGAGCCTAGAGAGGCTAAGAAAACCCGATCAGGTGGGAACAGGCTCACACAGTCTTGTGCGGCCTGTGTCCCTGCCTCATCGTTGTCGAACATCAGAATGATCTCATCAAACCCAAGGAGGTAGTTGAGCTGATTCTGAAGTGCCTTCTTAGCCCCTTGGGCACCATTGGGGACGGAGACGACAGGCCACTTAGGGCGGGCCTGCCAGACGGAGAGAGCGTCGAACTCCCCTTCAGTGATGACAATGGTCTTGCCATTACCGAAGAGGTGTTGACCGAAGAGCTGTTTGTCTTCGTTCTTTCCTGTCCAGTGGAAGTCCTTTTCCTTTGGCCGCTCCTTGTACCCCACCACCCGACCAGCTGCCGAGTAGTAGGGGAAGCGGATGACAGGGCCAGAATCCACTCGGACGTTGAACTTTTTACAGGTCTCCTCAGAGATGTTTCTCGAAGGGATCCGTGCGAAGTCACCCGAGTAGGTGATCATTTTGTTTGTGCGGGGGGTGAGCTCAATGTCGTCGGAGGAACCACGTTCCCAGTGGCCACAAGAAAAGCAGTAGCCATGAGCGTCGCTATAGGTAGTGAAAGCATCAGAGCTACTGCAGGAAGGACAGGGTCCTTGGTGTACGACGGTGGAGTCTTCATCAGAGAGAAGCGGCACGGGCAATGTCCTCAGTGATAGCTAGATACTCATCGAAAGCATCTAAGATCTCATCGATGTCGTACCCTTCCTCTTCGAGGTCAGATACGAAGCCATCAACTTTGTAGATTAGGTCAGCCATGATGGTGGAATGTCGGGGAATATGCAGGCAGGAAAGCCATGCTTCTCAGCCCACATGGTGTAGGTAGTCTTGCTGTTCTTGGACAGCGTGTTGTCACGTTGAAAGACGAAGCGGATGTCTAGGTGGGGGTGAGCCTTCTGTACGGCGAGCATCTTCCTACGATCCGATGGCTTGAAGAAGCCTTTGGCCTCAATGATGATGCCGTTGGGTAGGAAGAAGTCGGGGGTGTATTTAGACTCAGTGACATAGGAGAACTTCTCCACCTCGTAGAGATAGGGAACATTCTCCTTGTCAAGGTATTTAGCCAACCGCTCCTCAAGTCCAGAGCGATAACCAGCCATCAGTCTTCTACGGCGTCTAGGTCAAGGAGCCATGCCTCCAACTGCTCCATCTGCATGTCGATGGCATGTTTCTGGCTAGGGGTGTCGGCCAAGAAGAGCTGCTCCTCAAGATCGCGGAGACGGGCTAGGGCTTGATCAGAAGTCATAGGACTCTCCAGCTTCTTCAGGGCGTGCATCCCGTACGGAGGGGTCAGACTGCTTGAAGCCTTCTGCCTCACCGAACAGGGCGGCGACATCTTCAACGGAGAGATCGCCAGAGTCAGCAGCACCATTACCAGAGACGAGCTCAACGATCTGGACTCCCAGAACCTTGAACTTCGTGCCGACCTTGGAGCCAAAGACGTAAGGAGATTGTTGAACGATGATGTTCACCTTGGTACCACGGCGGACACCTTGGAGAACTGAGCGCTCGATGGGCTTGCCTTCGGTGTCAACGAAGACAGGCTCAGGGCGCTTGGTCTCACCACCGTAGCTGTACTTAACCAGACCTTCGTCATCCCACTTGGGGAGAGCTTTCTCCACCCGGCGTGGGTTAGGAGCTTTGGAAGCAGCCCATTCGAGGAGCTCTTCACGGTCGGCTTCAGCTTGCTCGATCACTTCAGGCGGAAGCTTGAAGGAGAAGCAGCGGTTGTTGAACTTGCCTCTGTCCTCGAAGACGTTGATGAAACCTTCGAGCTCAGCAGCGAACTTGTAGCGGTTGCGGGACATAGTAATCAGAGTTTGCGGGTTAGGTGTTTTGGGTCTGGGTAGTGGACGGGTAGCTCAGCTAACTGGATCCAGACCGAGGAGATCCAGCTGTTCAGCATCCTCACCGTATGCGAGGACCCTGGAATAGTCCTCGGCGTCGAGGGAATCAAGGTAGGCTTGGGCGTCATAGAAGTCGATGAAGGTGTGGTCGTCGATCTCCAGTGAAAGGATGTCGAAGGTGTGAAGTGTCATGGTGATAATGCGGTTGAACTCTCGTGGTTGGTCAGGTTAACTCTGGCTCAATGTCCCGGCAGAGACATTCCTCGAGGTGGTCCCCAAGGGCAGCCAGGGAGGCCGCCTCGGTTTTCATGTCGTTTTCCACGTACGCCACGATCCTCTGTACGAGGGTGGCGTTTGGTGGATAGATGTTGTTCATCAGGAGAAGAAGTAGGTTGACTGGTTGACCTGTTCAATGTCGAGGGTGTTCTTGATCAGATCATCAGGGAGTTGGACTCCAACCTGATCAGCCCACTCTTTCATGACTGGGCGCTTGTACATCTCAGCGAAGTGGAGACGTATCTCAGCCCCCAGATCGTCCATGTCGCAGGACCGGCCCAAGACACAGTCATGAATAACTGTGAAGGGACGCTCCCAGAACGCGAACGTCAGGTGGAGGAGAGAAGCATCTAGGGAGTGAACCACGTTGGGAGCAATGGCGCTCTTGTGGTGGGACCTATCAGGTTCTCCGGTGAAGCCATCAGCAAGAGCAATGTCCACCCTTGCACCACCTAGTATCCGTGTTTGGATGCGCAAAGTCTGGGCGACTTGTAGATCCTGGATGACCTCAAACCCTGAGGGTGTAGTCCAATGAATGGACTTAGCCCCAGAGTCAAGGATGACACCAGCAGAACGCTTGAGCCAAGCCATGACCTGAACAGGACCAGGGATGACCTCAGGGATAGCCTTCTGGAAGATAGCCTTAACGATGGTGCTGGTTACACCGGACTCCTTAAGGTCTTCCTTATGACCATCCTTAACCAACTGTTCCCTGATGTACCCACGGGCTGAATTACCAGTGACCCCATAGGGAGTGGTCATGACTGTACGTTTGGTGACCTTACGGTTCATCCAAGAGTGGTACTTCTTGTCGAGGTACTTCTTAGAGACCTCAGCCACCTCGCGGTAACAGTCAGAGGGATGTGGTGTGGGAACCACGTTGACCATCTGAGCTGTAGACCCACATAGAGTCATAGCTGCTAGATGTTGAAGACCAGAACAAGTGGCATCAATACCAACAGGAAGACCAGAAGTCTCCTTGGTCTTGGCGATGACACAAGCATGGTACTCAATACAGGCAGCCAGGAAACACCATGGCTCAGCCACATCTTCATGACCCCAGATATTGACAGTAGCCAAAGGATCCTGAGCAATCGCAGACACAAGGTCTAGGTTGTCTCTGGTCCACTTAACTCTGTTCTCCATGGTCTCCTTGTCCTTCCCGTAGGTGTTAGCTACATGGAAGGCCAACCAGTACTCATTGACTGGACCCTCATCCTTGAAGTAGAGGAGAGACTTATCAAAGTCTGTCCCCTGTGGGTTGAGAGCTGTGTTCTGGAAGTAGACCCTCCCCCGATAATCGAAGGAGGCAGGCATCCAGAAGGTGTCGTCTTTGTACTTCCTAGCCACATACATGACCTCGGTAGTCCGCCAGTTCTTCTGGCTTAGCTGAGCGTTGTAATCCTCAGCTTCACGACGACGCCTCTTCCAGTCTTTGAGTTGATCCTCATTGGTAGGGTCACCCTCGAACGGGGGGACCTCAATGGGACTGGCGCACTTGAACTTCCCCACTGACACCCTCATCTCATAGAGGGCTTCAGCCGTCTCCATGACCTCCCGGTTTAGCCGGTAGGCCTGGTGCTGTAGGTTGTTCAGCATTGCTAGGGGAAGGTCCCCTTGCTTAAAACCCTCCAATGGACTCACCCTCCTCACAAGTGGGTTCACCTTGCGGATCTGCTCGGTGAGATAACCACCAGGGGAGTCGTTAGTCCAATCAACGGGGGGACATAGCATGGGCCATTGGCAGAAGGCCAGGGACTCAGCAGCGGCAAGGATGGTGTCACGATGTTGTAGGAAGTCGCGAGTGTAACCAATGCGGGTCTTGCGCTTGCCAGTAGGGTTGACGCTGATGCGACGTTCAATCCATCCGGTGACATCATTCAGGGCCATGAGCAGCCAGTTGCCAACCTTGTGATTGGTTACCTGGCTCCAACGATCCCACTCGATACCTTCACGGGCGAACTTAAGCTTGAAGACCGTAGCCTTCTGGGCTGTGCCCGTACTCCCGTGGAAGAACTTTTCCACGTGCTTGTACAGTTCAGGATTCTCTCGGGCGTAATAGTCCAAGCGAAGCTCAATCTGTACGTTCTTACCAATGGCGGTGGTGATGTCCTGTAGCTGTGGCTCAGGATCCTTTCCCAGTACGTCGAGAGCACTCTTCAAGGTGATGAGTGACAGGTTGTATGGGTCAGCATCCTTGAGGTGCTTATACACAGCCTCAGCATCCACAGCAGCCGTACCACGTCGGAGAGTGAATAACCGTTCCTCGATCCTTTTAGCGATAGGTTCCAGGAACTTACGGATGGCAGCCCGTGACTCAACGTTAGACGAGGCGTAGCTGTTGTCTTCCGCCTGCTTATGGCGGGTGAGGAAGCGATGGCGGGCTTCCTCTGCAGCTGTGGTCTCACGCTGTAGTTGACGAGCGATGAGAGTGTAGTCGTTCATAGGTTTAGGAGTAGTGGTGAGTCAGAAGATCTTCAAGCTGAACAAAGGACAGGCCTCTGTATTGGGCCTCATCAATGATCAGGTAACTAGGCCAGGTATCTAGCCCCATGGTCATATCCTCGTACGCAAGGGCGAGCTCGACATCTGTAAGCTCTCCTACGTAGACGGCAGCAGCTGGATCATCGTAGATGGAGTGAACATTAGACATAGTGCGTCCCTCAATGAAGTTCTCGATGTAGGTCATCAGTCCCACTCTCCTTCCGGAATTACTCTCGTGATCCTGACGGGTCCCAAGAGCTCATGGGCGGAGAGGATGGCGTGCCGTACATCGTGGGCAAGCAAGGTGTTGCGGTGACGGCTCCCCTGCTTATCGATGTAGGTGACTTCGTAGGTGCGTGCGGCCATGGTGATCAGAAGGTAGCGTTAGATTCAATCCACTGTGCCTTAAAGGCAGCCAGACGGGCCTCAGAGCGGCGGAAATGCTCCTGAACCCATACGGTCTGGAACCCAGCAACAGGGGGGTTGTAGCCCACCACAGGACGTGTAGAGGACCAATAGTCGCGATAGATGCTGTTAGTCATAGCTGATAGGTGTTGTTGGGTTGTTGTGGGGGTGTAGGGAGTGGAGTGTTGAACAGGACGCAAGCTTGGTGGAAATTGGATCCGTTCTCCGCGTTGTGGTAGCGGACTGATCCGTCAGGCATGAAGATTGTTAAGGCTCCTGTCTGGCATTCCACCACGGCTCGCACCCCGGCGTGGCTTTCAATGGCCACCCGTGGGAAGGTGAGGCCCTGAGCATTACCGGCTAAGGCTGTGCCAACGATGGTCGCCCCTGCAAGGGCAGCTAGGAGAGGTGTGGTGTAGTTCATTAGCGGTACAGGCGAGTGACAAAGGCGCTGAGGCGTGAGAGTTGATCCATCTCCCAACGGGAAAGACGGGTGGTCCTGTCGTTGAGGTTATGGATGAACTGACCAGTGACATAGCCAGCCACATACACAGCCACCAACACTCTCGTGATGTAGATGACTGCGAGCTGTAGGTACTGGCCAACCACTGTGTCAGAAGGGAGGCGGTGGGTGGTGGTCATCATGATGATGCAAACTCTAGGCGAAGGATAGCGTTCAGGTATTCCCACTCACTGAGGATCTCTTTAATCTCTCGACGAGTCTTAGCAGCCTGTACTTGAACCATGAGTTCAGACAGGCGGTGCTGGATATCCTCAGCAGTGGAAGGGATGACATACTTTGTGTTCATTGGTTACATCCTCTCAGGTGAGTAGTGGTGGTGTTCGTAGCTGTTCATCTCGTAGTTTTCCTCGAGCTGTTCAAACCACTCCAGATAGTGGAGAGGTACGGGATCAAAAGGTGTATCGAGGTGGAGGTTCAGCCACTTAGCTAGGAAGTATTGATCAGGCATAGGTTTTCTCCAATACCTGGACAACTTCCTTACAGTCAGGATCACGGTATACCTCAGAGGCAGCCATGGCAGGTGTGGAGGCCTGCTGATAACGGGTCCAGCCGTTGTTGAGCTGGTCCCTGTAGCGCACGACGTAGGTGATCATCTCAGTTGTCCTCCTGTGTGGTTGGGCGCATTGCTTTTTTGAGTTCGCTAATAAACTCATGTTTCTGATAAGGGTGTTCAAAAAGATACCATCCAAACTTTGATACCCAATGAATCACCTGCTGCAACTGCCAATCAGCAGCGACACGCATGAGGGTCACTTCATCTTGGTGGTTCATTTCAGTTGAACTCCAAGCGGTTAGCAGTGAGGGCGTTGTATAGCAGGGTGAGACGGTTCTGGTGTGCACGTATCTCTTGAAGCTCCTCAGGTGAGGCGTGGAGGCTGTCGATGTAGAGCTGAGCCAGAAAGTGGCGTACTTCAGTAGCGCCAGTCGGTTGATAAGTCATAGCAGGATCAGGAGAAAGGGAAAGAAGGCTAGGGCTCCGGTGACAGAAACCCATACTTTTGTGTGTGTGTCCAATAGTTCAGCTAGCAGGGAAACAGTAGGTGACCTTGTGGAACTTGTAGCCTAGGGTCTGAAGATCAACCACAGCCTGAACAGCAGAGGAGCTGATGACAGGGACGGTTTCTTCGTTGCCGTACTTGTTCCGGAAGGTGACTCGATAGGTTGTCATGGTGCTTGAACTCTCGTGGTAGATGGATCAATGCCCAACTAGTGGGCAATGACCAGGGAGTGGATTCGATCCACTAGCATCACGCCTGTTCCCCTGGCTAGTGATGGTCACTTAGTGACGCCATGGATGCGGCGCCAAGCAACCCAGGTGATGGCCTGCAGGCTGGCTGCTGTCATGCCCAACTCATCTGCTGCATGCTGATAATCATCCTTGATCTGAGCGCGGAGTTTCTTCCCGATAGCCGGCACGTCCGCGAGGCCTGTGCGCTCACCTGCCCAAATGCAGTAGGCGTGACCGTCGATGCAGACGTCAGCAATGCCCTGGATGCAGCTATAGAACTCCTGAAGCTTAGGGCCCGACAGGATGGCCAGTACGTCAGCATCAGTCAGCACGCCAGCAGTCAGGATCCTAATGGCCTTGGCCTTGTTGGCTCCGAAGGTGCATACCTTGGTGAGCATGGCCTGTTCAGCCCCGCCAGCCTGGAATGCTGTGATCAGAGCGTCAGCGTCTTGCACGTTACGCTCCCAGCGGTTACGGGGTGATAGGGCAGCGATGACGCCAGCGGCTTCGGCAGGGTGGATGCCGTGGCGGTCTGCAAGGTTGCGGGCGATCTGGCGAGCGTTAGGGTACCAATTAATCCCGTCTTGCTCCTCAACTAGAGAGGCTAGTTGATAGATGGCCTTGATGTTGTCGATGTTGTTGCGAGCCATGGTGCTTGAACTCTCGTGGTGATGTAATGATGCCCCTATCAATATAAGGGGCAATATCTGGCCAGGGGTTTGCACCCCGGCACCCGCTTTAACGGATCAGACGAAGTTAGCGTTGACCTCAGTGGTGAGGACCATTACGCTTTCCTGGTTGGCGGCTTCCTTGTAAGCCCTAGCCATCTCGTAGATGGCGTCGCTGGCCTTACCGGTATCGATGAGGACCTCGATAACCGTGGTTGGCTCAGTGATGGTGTGAGTCCCATTGAAATGGGCCCATTGGCCTGTGGCCTCGATGACCGTATGGCCTAGTGGGAAGAACTGAGCAGCCAAGCGGCGGGCTGTCTTGCCGTTGCGCTCGAGGTCGAGCTCGTTGAAGCAGCCATCCTGAGGACGTTGGCCACAGTAGATACGGAACAGTTTCATGGTGATGATGACCTCAGAAGTGTTGTTCGTTGTTTTCCTGGGCGATGCTGACCCAGCGATAGAGCTCTTCTCGAGCCTTATCAGCCAGCCAGCCATCCTCCTTAGCATCCCAGAGCAAGGCGTTAGCCTGGCAGATGTGGATGCGGTTTTCGGGGTGGCTTAAGTAAGCCCTGACTCGTTCCCTGGTGGTTGCTTTCATGGCGGTTAAACTCTCGTGGTTGGAAGGACTGACTCAATGCCAGTCAATGAGATGAGCTGGTTTCGAACCACAGCCATTCCTGTCTAGGAGCTGACCCATCTCAAGCCTTCACTTCACACGCTTCTAGCTTCGAAGCGGGAGAGAGGATTTATCGGTTCCTCTCTGGCACCATTCTTATTCAGCCCTTCAGAGTCAGGCTGTCCGTTCACTCGCCATTTCTTTAAGCGAGGAGGTCCGGACCTGTTCTTCAGGAGTCGGGAGGAAGAGGAAGGGTTGTCGAGGTCCCGTCTTTCCTTAACTTCAAGGTAACCGAGCGGTTGGACCTTGGTCAACCTCTCAGCCTTAAAGTTAGCTGAGAGATCTAGGAAGGAGGTTTGAAGGTGGCGTTCCCTCGCCTCGTCTTCCATGTCCTTAAGGTAGTCGCTGATCAGCCCGACCTGCATCAGTACAAATACTCATTGTGGTGCTGATCCCTCAGCTTTAAGTAGTCCTACCTATAGTGCAGCACGTATGACTCTGTCTCCAGCACCTCAGTCCCTGGGGCTGCAATGGTGCGCTTGAAGCTGATCACAGCACCATTGGCTGTCTTGCCCCGCCATATGACGTGCTTGTGGCTGCCTCTAGGTGTCTTGTAGTGGATGGTCCACATCTCGACGCTCTTACTCCCACCATCGTGGGCGCTTGCTTGCTTCCTCTTGCTTTTGGTACTCATCACACCTCCTATTGATTGTGTCTGCTGTAGAAGGCTCTAGAAGGCCTTCCCTCACCTGCTGGGCTAGTTCGTACCTAACCTCATCGCAAAGCACCTTGTTGGGGCTTACAGCGGCCTCTGAGCGTACGTATGCGATTGTGATCACTGTCAGCAGTGCTATGGCCAGGATCACTC